ATTGGGAGGAATACCCAATGGGTATTGCATAGTGATACACAACATGATTTTCCAATGACGTCCGTTCATAAACAATGCTCGCATTAATTTATCCTTAGTCCATGTAGCATCGTATAAACAATCATCCAAAATACAAAATGTTCGAGGATCATTTGGTTTTCTAATGGCATTAGATAGTTTTTCTTTTTTCATATTTTTTAGTACAGCACGCTGACGTTTCAAAATGTTTTCAATAATTGCAGTATTATATTCTTCATGAATAAAGAGTTTTGGTATGTGCTCAGAATAGAAACCATTTCCTGCTTCTGTTCCAGATATAACAGTTCCAATAGGAATATCTTGTTGATAATATAGTAAGTCACGAACAAGAAACGATTTACCTGTGTCTCTTCTACCAATCAACACTACTACAGGCCCGGCATTTTCATTCGGATTGAATTTTATTTTACTCATATCAAATTTACGTAATTCTAATGTCATATATATATTATTTGTATATATCCTTAATATTTTTAATACGCATATTTAAAACTAATTTTATAAATACCATATTAATGCAGTGTCCTGCCCAACAATATGCTTATGATACGTTGAAGGAATATCCATTAGAAAAATGGATAAAATATCGCGACCATGTATATTTACTAGAGCTATCCGACGGTAATTTTGTTATTTTGTTCGTTAATTATGGTAATGTACCAAAAGCATATAAATCATGGGTATCAAAAGGTTGTTCTAATATATTTTTTGATTTAGAGTTGGAGTTTCAAATTTCAATGTTGCAAAAGGAAAATGAAATACCTAAATTAAAAAAACAATCATTATCTTTAAATTAACGTTTAAAAGCAATGATTATAATATTTTTATTATACATTATGAAATACGATTATTACAAGGTGAAAGATTTAGATTCAATGAACGTAAACTTATTGAATTGTTCTAAAATCCAATGCTATAACCCATTGTTAGAAAAAATATTCCAAATAAATGAAAATAATTATAACAAGGTTATTTTAAAGTCAAAGTTTGTCATAAAACGATTTATATCCAAGCAATCTTACAATTTTTTACGATGTAGTGTAGAAAGCGAATCAGATACAAAGGATTGTGATGTGTTTATAAAGTATGCAGCATTGTTTGATCCAGTGAAATATGGTATGGATAAAATTGATAAATTGGAAAGCGGTATAGAAAATTTACCGACATTTAATGACAGTGACAGTATTTCACACAACTATATAAAAGATTATAATAATACATCCTACATTGATGGTATGTTTACTTTTTTGACTAGCAAGTTATTAAACTCGTTTGATTTCATTCATGGCATACAGTATTATGGTTCGTTTCTTGGTCTTAAAGAAGATTTTAAATACAACATGTATGAAGAGCTTGAAACAATATTGGAATCAAAGGAGTTTTTGAACAATTGTGATAAAAAATTTACAGTGGATGCATCATTTAATGCATTAGTAATGAGTTGTGAAAGTGATAACAAAAAAAAACCATTAGTTATTGATTGTGTTGATTGTAGTGACGTTTCTATTGATAATCTTGATTTAGATGTTGAGTTGAGCAAATCGTCTGATAAAAAATCAGTTTCTTTGAATGAATATGTTTTAGAGAGTTTAGATGAAGATTTTAAATTGAATAAATCTCTTGATTCACAATCTATTTCATCTGCTTCTTCAGATACAACACGTGAGGAAGGTGATGGCGATAGCGACAACGAGACAAAAAGTGTTAGTAATAGAGAAGACGATGATGAATACGAGGATGACGATGACGACGAGGATGACGATGAAGATGATGACGAGGATGATGACGATGTTCCAGAAATAAACATGTACATAAAAAATTTTCCAGTGAACATTGTTGTAATGGAGCCTTTATCGCATACTTTGGATGAATTGATGAGTAGTGATGATATGGATATGGAAGTTTGGTCCTCGATGTTAATGCAGATTATCTTTATTTTGATTACTTATCAAGATATTTTTCAGTTCACACATAATGATCTACACACTTCAAATATAATGTATAAACCCACAGAAAAAGAATTCATATATTACTGCTATGACGGGATTTATTATAAGGTACCGACGTTTGGAAAAATTTGGAAAATAATTGACTTTGGTAGAAGCATTTATACGGTGAATTCAACTACTTTTTTTAGTAATTCGTTTTCAAAGGACGGAGATGCTCATTCGCAGTACAATGTAGAGCCATATTTTAATCCAGATAGTTCTATAGTGACTCCTAATTATAGTTTTGATTTGTGTAGATTAGCTTGTTCATTATTTGATTATTTTTTCGATTCTATCGATGATGTTAATGATCCTGAAAATGACGAAATACAGAATTTAGTGAAAGAGTGGTGTATGGATTACAAAGGACGCAATGTCCTTTACAAAAGTGATGGTGAAGAACGTTATCCAGATTTCAAATTATATAAAATGATTGCCAGAGACGTGAAGGATCATACACCACACAATCAATTGAAGCGGGATATTTTCTCAGAATTTAGAGTATCGAGTAAAAAAGCGAAAACAAAAAAATATTAAATATCGATGAAATAAAAAAACAAATAATGATAGATAGTTGAAATCATATTAATAAAAGAGTTTCTCCATTTAAAAGAACAATTTCATTTCACCAGTAGACTGTGAATCATCATCATTGTAGTGATAAAATCCAAAATCAAAGTCGCTGTCACGAAGAGAACTGTTTTGATTTTGGATTTTTTTAGAATCATTACATCTTGTATCAGGCGTTAAATTACGCAAGCATTCTATTTTCCACGCAAGTTTGCGTTCATTATTTGTAAAGGTTGGATCGTCCCATTCACCACACGATACAAATTTTTTGTAAACACTTATAGGAATCGCTGTTATGAATTCGCCAAAAGTATTGATCACCTTTACTTCCGTTTCGTGTACAACAAAATTAGCGTGTAGAAACAAATTGTAATGATCTTCGTATATAAATTTATATCCAATAGTTTGTCCAGTTATTGAATTTTTATGAAATGTGGTTGTAAACCATTTTTTTACATCAAAATATGCATTTGGCATAGGTGGAAATGTATATCCCATTAATATAAATATTAATCAACAATATTTATATTTGTATATTTTGTGTTTGTGTTTGTGTATTTTCAAAATCCAGGTTGATCAGTAAAAATTTCTGTAGTTTTCGTTACTGTTTGTGGTGGGAATATTTTACTCACAAAGTCATTGTGAAAGTATTCTTGTAAAATGTAGTTTACGCTACCACTTATTATAAAAAGAACAAAACTATCTTTTAAAATATTTTTGAAAGTTTGCTCTCTGTTTTTCTCTTGTATTGTGGGTATATAGAAAATATAATTATATAAAAAAAACATAATCGAAATTGCTAGAGCACTTAATATGTGTATATAAATCATTTCAATATAAATATAAAAATAATTGTTTTTCAACGTTTTAACGCAAATATCAGGCTAATGTTTCAATTCCCAATAACACATCGTTATCATTTGATATAATGTCAGTATCATCGATTGTAAAGGTATCCTTGTCGGGGATACCCGAAAATGTAACAGAATGTTCTCTCAAAACATTGTCGTTTTCTTCTTCATTAGTTGAGATTTCAGATAAACGAGTTGGTTCCATTTCAATGGGTTCGTATTCAGTCAAACCTGGATTTTCTTTGACCGATGTATCAAATATGTTATCATTTGCGGCTATTTGTATTTCTTCAAGAATGTTTTCTTGTGGGGATTCAAATACAGTTGAAGTAGGACTAGCTAATAATTCTTCATTTGAAACTGCTTCGTTTTCGAATGATGAGGTTGATGGTTCTTTATTGTTCGCAATGGAGTCTGACTCTTCGTCGATGATTGAAGGTGTTGATTTATCTAATTTTGTTTCAAGTGCTTTTGAAGCTGTTTCTTCTAAATAGACACGCAGTAGTTCTTCAATCGGCATAGACTGTCGTATGGTTTGTATAATATTTTCTTTGATTATTTGATCGACTTTATTATAGTTTTGTTGAATTTGCATAGGCATAATATCTTGTTCAAAAAGATAAATATTTGAGTATATAACACGTGCAGTATTTATATAGACTCGGTGAATAAAATCGGGTAGTTTGGGTATATTTATTTCTACGTCCTTTTCGTTTTGACTAACCCTAACACAGGTCAAAGCCTTTAGTTGTATAACATGTACACAAGTTATCAAATCTTCAATATAACTGCAGCGGGTTACTTCTTTAATGCGTTCGGTTTCTGTTTCAATAATATCGTTATTCCATTTGGGAATTTGCGTTAACATGTTTTGAAATGTCATTAAATATTTATCTTTTTGATTCGTTGATATTGATAATTTTACAGCATCATCAAATATTTGTTTTAACCCCTGGAAAATACTTGGCGAAATTGTTGTTATTAGACGTGCAACCCATTCATTTCGTGATTCATTCAAATTCTGCAATGTGAAATCGTCCATATATTTTACATTCATACAATATTTTTAATAGGGTTCTTCGAACGTATTTTTAGTTTTGTTAAAATGCAGAAAATTAGTAATTTTTCACTTTTTATTTGATTTTTGTATTGTTCGATAATTAGTATTTCATCGGAACTATATTTATCTTGCAACATATATTCGAGGAAATTGAGTCCAGTATATCCTTTTGTATAAAGTTCATTTGTCAATTCAAATAAATCCTCAATACTAGAATCATTTGATATTTTTTTCATTTTATTTTTCAATGCGTTTGTTTTTTTTGTTTCTAGATCGAGAAACCCAATTTCCTTTTTATAATGATGCAAATTTACATTTTTTTCGTTTATCAATGGCATGGGTACAAAAATTTCGCAAAACCTTGATACAAGTGGTTTCAACAGTTTACTTTTCTCATGTACTATTATTATAAAACGAGTGTTTTTGCAATAAAGTTCTATTGTTCTTCTTAATGCTGATTGTGCATCAATTGTTAATTTGTCTGCATTCAACAAGACAATTAGTTTAAAGGATACATTACTACAATTCATTTTTGCAAAATAGTTCACTTCCTCTCGAATAAATTTTATACCCTTACCATGACCACAATCAACGTACATAACAAGATCATTACATTCGTTGATATATAGTTTATCAACGAACTGTTTCACTAAAGTTCGTTTACCGCTACCAGAGGGCCCATGAAACAACATATTTGGAACTTGGTTTTGTTCTACAAACCCTTGTAGCTTCTCTTTTATATTTACATGAATGTCAATAAATTCATCAATCATTGAATTAATCCTTCGTTTTTTGTTTAAATTATTTTTCAAAAGAACCAAGACACTAACATTATTTCTATAAAAATTCAAATAATGTCAAACAATCATAGTTCAAAAGATATAAATTTTAAAAATTAATATACCATTATATTAATGAACATTATACTATATAAGAATAAATCGTCAGCACGGCCTCTTGTTTCTAGTGTATCGTTTAATGACGAAGATACTATTGAACTAATAAAAAAGAAAATAATAATATCGTTACCACCAGAAGACCGACCTTCATCAATTAATGAATTGTATTTGTATATAAAAACAACAATAAAAACCTCCACTTTACAAGTGTTACAAATATTGTCCAATAATTTTTCTACACCCGTCAGTTATAAGCAATTGAAAAGTTTTTGTAAAAATTTTGTAAATATTGATACTACTAATCTTGTCATAAAAAACAGTTATGAATATTTTGATATTTTAGATTTAGGATTTGAACAAAGACAAGAAGTTATAGTATCGCTCAGTTTGTATTCTCAAAACAATTCGTTTGTGGTGGATCCTTATGAATTGGAAAGTGACGATTTTTCAAATGATATTCAGGCAAATACACAGTTTAATAAATTATTACTCGATTTGAAAAGTCAGGATAGTATTATATATTATTGTTTGGCAAGAGATCTATTTGAAGTTTTTGATAAACCTGAACATTCATACTTTATTAGTAAACTATATTTTCCGTTTTTATTTAGAGAAGACATAGTAAATATTTCTCAACTTAAAAGTTTAAAGAATGATAATGAATACGAAAATGAGTTTTTCAACAAACGCGATGAAATTTTAAAATTGGTCAACTCCTATAGTCGCGTTAGTTTAAATGATTTTGGTATAAAAGATGTTTTTCTGAAAATATATCCCACTCTCAATGTAAACTTTCCTCTTAGAATTTTATTTGATTTTTTACACGCATCGAAACAATATCCATTTATAAAGTTAAATCCAGGAATGAAAATGGAAAATTTGATAAAGTTATATTCAAATCAAACAAGTTCACAAGGTCAAAAAGTACCGTTTTTATCCAAGAAAAAAATTCTCGAGTTAAAAAATATAACTGCGATTGGTAACAAGCTAGCAGTATTTATAAATGCCCCTGAGAAGAAATATGTTGAGAATTTATTATGCGAGTTTGATGCTAATGGTACCATATACATAACTACAAACTTCAATAATTTATTAGATGTTGAGGGAGTAACTGATATTATTACTGATTGCGTTAATCCGTTATTACAAA